GTCGGCTGCCATTTTTCTCTGGGCTGCTATTGTTTCTTCCTGTCGTTGTTGCATGTTTAACTGCCTATACTCAGACATTGCTGCAAATTTAGCTGCGTCTGCGTTAGCACTCGCTGCTGCTGCTTGCGCCTGATGTGACATAACGCCCTGAGCAGCTTGGGCTGCCATTACGTAGTAAACTGGGTCACACATTCTTTAATCCTCACAAATTGGTAAAAAGGAGCTTGCCCTACCCCATGTTTGTCATATAGACGAATAAACTTAAATCCTAGATGTTTTAGCCATTCTATAGCTACAGTGTTGTCCTTATGCACGTAGTTTATCAATAGAGGGTGTTTATCATTTGTTTCTTCTACCCATTGCTTTCCTATCTTAACTAACGTAATTGGCAGGCTTTCTAGTCCCTTTGTGCCTAATAACCAAGGTGCTGAAAACATACCATTGGGTACTACCCCAAACATACCAACTGGTACATCGTCCAACAAGACTGTATTACACTCTTGGGACATAGCATGAGACAAAACTAGAGCTTGTAGTGGCGCGTAGCCATTGGACAATTCTAACTCTATTCTATCCTGTTCTCGCATATTCTCAGCAATTTCTTGGCAATCTGTAATGACACTAGGGACTATCTTAACCATTTTATATCCTTTTAGAACGTAAATGAATGAATCCTTCCCACTCTGCACCTGTTATGGTACTTGGGAAGTGACTTGCGTTAGATATTTCTATCTGTACTGCATTCGCTTGAGACTGCACAGGGACTGTAAACGCGCCTGACATCGCTTGCGAATCTGCTCCAAGGTCTTGGTCACTACCTAAAACTAAACCTGAGAAGTTATATCCAATAACATCTCTACTATTAAAGGTAATGTTATCTCTACCTGTTGCTGTTACTTTTACATCAAAGGTGTAAGTATTGACGTAATCTATTAGCAATCTTCTTAGCTGAAATCTAGCTAACTTAACGTCATTTTCTTGGTCTTTGTAGACTTGCTCTGATAGCTCGTACTTAAACGTGTATGGCACACCAATGTATATTGGGTCAGCACTAAGGTCAGCAGGGACTGAATCGACTACTTGGTTAGTAGCTTCATCTACCATAACATAATCACTACCTAAATCTGTCTGGTAATCTGACAATCCTGTACTGCTATCAAAGTATCGTAATCTATCTAGTAGCGGTTTAGTAGCATCCCCTAGCTCTATCTTTTCTAGATATACGCTAGAGCCATACTCGACTAGTACATACAAGTCTGTGTTGTTAAATGAGATACCCTTGACGTTACCATCAAACGACCATTTAGACCATGAGGTCTGTACCTTACTATTATCTTGGTAATGCCATTTATATATGTATAGCTCATCTGTTGTACCTTGAGGTAGGACTGCCAGCATCTCTTCATTCGATGAGGCTGCTAGAGTCTTAGCTCCTGTAGGTATGTACTTAGGTATGTGGTCGGTAATTGATGTAGATTCTTTAACCTCTGTATCTACTGTTGTAAAGTATTCACGAATACCTGCAAAGCCTGTGCCAAACTTAGTAGCAAAGTAAACGCTGTTTCCTGCACCTACTGGCTTAGCTGTAAGGTCACACTCGTACCTTGTGGATGCGTCAATACTTACTTCGTTAGGTGTTAGTAGCTCTGTAGCTGACAATGTAAACTGAGTTATCTCAGAGAACATTAATAAGTTTTCTTGGAATGGTACAGCAGCTTTTAGTAACGACACTTCGTTTTGAGACACAGCAACATCAATAGGTGCTGAATCTAGTAAGGAACGTACTGTTGTTCTAAAGAAGTTTTGGAAGTTAGCCGCTTCAGAAAAGATTACATTCTCATCTGATAGTACGCCTAATCTATTACGGAAAAAGAATATGTCAGCTATTTTCTTACCATAAAAACTAGGGAATGGGTTGGTGTCATCATCTCCTGCTTTACGCTCGTCATATACTTCTTGACCAAATGTAAAACTAAGGTCAGCGTTCTGCTCTAGTTTGTGTGGCATAGTAGCAGGGTCTAGTGCGTGATACACAGGAACACTAGGTCTAGAAGGTTGAGCGCATTCTATCCAAGAACCAGATGTAAAAGTGCCTGTGTACTCAACATAGAAGTTATCCTCTTTCCTAGAATTATCACCTATAACTTCAATAACAAAACCATTATCGCAGTATTTAGGTAAGTCTGTAAAACTTCTACAAGTATCTTTGAACACTTGTAAATCTTGCCCACCAGTGTCGTCCGAACCAAAAGCAAAAAAGTTATTAGTATTATTTTCAGCTATAATAAAAGGTGCGTCCTCTGTCCTTCTTGTTTCAAAACTAGAGAAGCCTAATCCTGTTAAATTGGTGTGGTCAAACTTGTCAAAGTTTGTATAATCTCCAAACCCTGTCAACCCCGAAACAAGTTGATTCATTACTGTTCCAGTTCTTAGAGTAGAAACATTAGTATTAGAAGTCCGTATTGCTCCATGTTCACTGTAAGGAGAAGAAGCGTCCGTATAAGTATCGTCAAAATCGTCTGGAGAATTTGAATCAGACACCATTAATTTATAAAGTCTAGCGTAGTTTAAATCTCTAAGATAATACAGAGCCTCGTAAGGTCTTTGGTTATCTCCACCTGAAGGCTCTAATCTATCTACATTAACTAATGTATTTACAATGTAAGTTTGGTCTGCGATAGATACAGCACGTAAATCTGCTGCTGTAGGTGCTACACCTGTATCTGTTTTAGCTAGATACTTTTCATTAGTAAATCCAGTATTAGTTTGCCTTGTACCATCTTGGTCAAAAATACTTATTTTAGGTAATGTACCAGAGCCACTATCAGCATTAGCAGTGACTCCTGTCATATCAATAATAATAGTATACTGCTCGGCACTACTACGTACATAAGTATGTATAAATAAGTCAGAACCTAAGTCAACACTTCCGCTATGTTGTAGTTTAGCTAAATACTGACTAGGTGGTCTTTTCTGTAAGCCATCCACAGTGTTTGACAGCCCGTTCTCTTGTACTTCGCCCTGCGTATTTAAACGTATGTTTGCAGGTTGCTGTGAAACCCCATTTAAGAAATGAGGTATTTTCTTAGAAACTAGAGCCATTACCATCTACCTCTGTGCTTGGACTTCTTTCAAGAATTCTGTAGGTACTGTAATCATCAAAGATATTGTAGTTTCCATTATCAGACTCTGCTTCTTTCAGGTCTTGTAATGCTTGCGCTTCATCTGTTCTATTAAGCTGTGATAACCCTGCGTCACCTACAACTCTATCTTGGAATATTCTAGAAGCTCTTAGTGCAATGTAACTACGTGCTACTTCTGGTAGTAACTCATAGTCTAAAAGAACCACAACATCTAACTTTAAATCTTTATCTACTACGTATGTATGATTTGATTTATCATAAATCTTAGAGCCTCTTTGTATGTACTCTGCATTGGATGTTCTGTACTTTTGTAAACTCTGTGCTAAATCAGCTCTGATAATATTAGCAGGTAAATCTATCTCTCCGTCAACATTAGGAGAAAAAGTATAATCGTATTCTGTGTTAAAATTCCAGCCTCTTGCTTGTACTTCTCGTGAGACATTATTAAGAATAGTCTCAGCAGTTTCAGCGTCAATCAACCCAGTAGCTAGACTGTTTACTGGTGCTTCACCAATAGTCGATAGCATGGTGTTGACAGCTTCTAATTTAGTAGTCGGAGATGTACTCATAATGTCCTCTTGGAAAAAATAGGGGCAACATTTGTCACCCCTAAAAGTTTAATTAACGATTTAGCTTGGGTCAAAATCGTCAGCAGCTAGGCTGCGTAAGCCAATTGCACAAGCAGGACGTAAGATGTTATGTCCCATTGCGTACTTAGCTACCATTAATGTACCTTGACGGTCAATTTGGTACTCAGACTCAACACCAAGGTCGAGCAACTTAACTGTTGCAGCCGCATCCTTAGTGAAAATCATACCACCAAAACCAGTACCTTGGTCAGCAGCATCGGCAGAAAGGTCGTTGTTGTCATAGTCAGCTTTATAAGAGCCATCTGCTGCACCGCCACGAATAGTAGCAGGGTCAGAGTTAGCTAATGTAGATGACTGGTCACCTGAAGGCA